GTACACGCGTACAGGACAATACTTAGACGCGTTAATTTCAATCACATTTACACCTACTCAGTTGTCACAGACTATACAGTTTGATTTGTTTGGAGGGTTCGCCGACTTTATTTTAACGCCTTTTGCCGCGGCAAGTGATTTTTCTGGAGTAGGGTCAATTAAATTGGTTGGGAGCGACACCATCGGCAACTCTGTTCACAATTTAAGAGCTGTGCCGGCATCTTATACGATTTTGTGGGATCAGGCGACTGTTACAGTAGGCGCACAGTATCAAGTTAACATATCAGCTAAAATTAAATACAATTAGGGGCATAAAATGACAGCAACCGGATCGATTATTCCGCGCGGGACAACAACAGACAGAGCAGCTTTAAGCGCTGTATTAACAGAGTCTACAGCATTATTTTTAAACACAACTACGCAGACGCTGCAAATAACAACAGATGCTGGAAGCAATTGGGCTGATATGGACGATTCTAGCGCAGAAGACTTACAGGGAGCATATGACTCAGGAAATGGCGGTATTGATGTTTCTTCTTCCAAGCCATTTTTTTTGCAATCAGTCAACAGCGGCATTCCGCCAACGATGGCTATGCGTCAACTTGTCACAGCCGGAGCTGGCAACATATTGAGTAATATTGATGCAATTGGCAAAAATACTTCAGGCACAAATATAACGTACTTTCAACTAGAAAATAAATCAAAAGTTGTCACTGCTGGGAATGAAAGCTCACAAATTACATTAAAAGCGATGTCAAAGGGCGTAGTGACTTCAATTGCTGCGTATCATGGAGATGCCGCTTCTTCGAACGGAGTGCTCAATGTTAATACTACTGTGAACATGCTTGGTTTCGATCTAAATAATATCGGCAATATTGAGTCGGGACAAACTGGGATATCTGTATCAAGCCAAACCGGCATGACTAGCCCAACTATATTGTTTCAATCATTTCAAAAAATAAACAATATAGTTAATATTACATTTAGTTTTACTTTTACAGCAACAGCGACATCTTCATCACTGACAGTAAACGTGCCATTTACTGCAAATAATTTTAGCAGCGTGAATCAAGCGACAGGCTCTGGAAATGTTGCTAAAAATGCGACGTCAAATGTTTGGGAAGGCAAAACGGCATTTATTGAATCGGTAAATGGTGCACAAACAGTCAAAGCAACGATGAACACAGTTGATAATACTTCGCTTTATTTTGCACAAATTACAGCGTCTTATTATATAATATAAATGTATTTTAAAAAAATTAGGATAACCAAATGACAATAGTTCAAAAGACAATAACAGAATATGGTCCAGCAAATACTGCGCAAGAATTTGAAGACTTAGCTACAGCTTTAGACGTTAAAGTTAATGCAGAATTAGCAGCAGGATTCAATCAAGGCACAGAGTACGGAATGAGCGCAGAAATTGACGGGGGCGGCAATAAGTACGTATATTTTGCGCAATGTTTGCAAAAATTTGTGATGCCTGAGTAGCGTGAGTTGGTTCGGCCTCGGCGCTGAAATTGTGGCGCCGATAAAAACAATCGCAGACGGTTTAGATGAATTATTTACGAGCGATGAAGAACGTGCTCAAGCGCAAATTATCTTAGAAAAGTTTGTGCAAGAACAGCTATTAGCTCAATCTGAAATAAATAAACAAAACGCCAACAGCGGGATTTTTTTTCATTCAGGTTGGCGCCCAGCTGCGGGCTGGGTTTGCGTTTTTGGTCTATTTTACTACACCGTTGGAGCTCCCGTCTTGTCTCAAGTTTTCGGTATGCTAATGCCTGATATTCACGCGTCAATTTTGCTCGAACTTTTGGGTGCGCTTTTAGGTCTAGGATGCTTTAGAACGCTTGATAAAAGTAACGCATCTCAAAAAAAAGTATAAACATTTAAAAGCATTATTAAGCGTTATCTGTTAAAATAATATCAATGAGTCTCTTAAGCTAAAGCAATTAAGCGCACATTTTTATAATCATGCATAATAACGAGCCGATTTTGGGTGCGTTTAATAGCTATAAATTAAGAGACTCACTAAATAAGTTAATATAATGACTTGACAGTATCATGATAGTTTATTATAATAAATCATGTTCAGGGAGAACTTATCGGCACGGTAGCCGTATAGTTCTAGTCCTGCTGTCCTCGCTTTACTTTTTTGACAAGTGCTTAGAATTGTCACTTCAATCCAAATTATTCCACAATTTATTTTTAATTTGATATTTACCGTTTTTTTTGAATATCTCAAGAAATGCGGGGGATTCGCATGTAGATAACATTTCTTTCATTGCTTCATAGTTGTACATTTTTAAATAGTATTTACTTGCCTGCTTGCTATGTAGCTTTATAAATTTAGCGTAGCAAATATTTCTAGATAATTTTGTTGATAGATTGTAATACTCTGTGATTCGATAAGCTCTATCGTCGATATCTAAACACGTATATACAACAGTAATGATTAAACTTGCGCGAACAATATGTATATAATATTTACACCCGTCAACTTTGGCTTTAATAATTTCGCTTGTTTTCGAAAACAGGTTTAATTTTCTGTTGGGGTCTATTATTTCAGCGCTACATAATCTACATTTTCTTGCCGCAATGTCATTTTTAGCGTCGCATTCAGAGCATTGTATAAACTGAAAGTAATAGTCGCACCTTGACTTGCCATTATCCAGCCCTATACATCTTCGAGCATGTTCAGTATTTAAGCATCCGCATTTAAAGCATTGGTAAATATAATCGCTATCTTTATTTACAGTTTGCTTAAGAGCATCAAGCAAAAGAGGATCGTCCCAATCTTTATGTCTCTCGATATTTCCAGCGCAATCAATAACTAAACAATCTTTTTTATTTGTAGCTAACCTCAAGCCTCTACCTAAAGTCTGCGTTAGCAGCACCAGTGACTCGGTTGGCCGAACATAACACACAGTGTCATAAGGAGCTACATCAATACCGACTGTTAACACAGACACGTTCACTAAGTATTTTATTTCACCCTTTCGCGCTTTATCTAGTATTTCTGTGCGTTTTTTTTGTGGTGTTTTGCCAGTTATTATCGCTGCCTCGTTTTTCGGCAATGACGCTAAGCACTCATCGCAATGCTTTAACGTGCTTGCAAAAACAAAAACTCCAAACCTTTTTTGTTCATTCATGATTTTAACAAGCTGCTGCATTATTAAACCTGTTTTGCGCACATTTTTGCTTAATACTTCATTAAGCTCGGTTGCGTCAAACTGCCCGTTCTTTTTAACTTCTAATTTTGCAAAATCAATTGAATATTTTTTATCAATTTCAAAAACGGGTAAAACTAGATAATTGTCTTTAATAAGTTGTGACGCTGTAACGTTGCTTATCTGTTTTTTAAATAAGCACTCGCTGCCTACAATTGACTCGCCGCGATATCTATAATTAGTGCCCGTCGCCCCCAACAGCCGCATACTAGAGTAAGAATTTTTAAAATGTCTCAAGATGCGCATGAACGTAGTTGTGACAGATTTATAGTTAATCATATGCGCCTCATCAACTATAATTAAATTAAAAATAAGTTGAGATATTTCATGATTTTTTTTGATAGCTGCGCAAACAGTTTGCGGAGTCGCAAAAATTATATTATTTTTTATACATTTTTGCTTAAGCGATGAGCAAAAAACGGAAGGAGTGCCGCCCTGCTCTTCAAAAGTTTGCGCATTATTACGAACCAACTCAGCATTGCTTACTAGACACAGCGCCTTCTTACCCTTTTTTTCAAATAACTTCAAAATCTCAGCAATGATTAAACTTTTACCAGCTCCAACACTAGCCATGATGAGCGCCGGCTCATCTGATTCACGAAGTGTTAAAATTGTGTCTATGACTATTTTTTTTTGATAAGGTCTAAGCGTCTTCATCTAATAAATTTAAGCCTGCTCGTATTCTTCTCTATCATCTTGAGGGCGTTAGCACTAATTCAATAGAGATTTTTATAGGCACCATATTCGTTTCTCTGAAATTTAAATCTAGCGCAAACATACTTGCGCTAGATATATTATTAATAATATTTAAAACGGAATGTCTTCTAAATCAACATTCGGTTTATTGCGACCCAACGCGTCGTCTAGTCCGCAATTCGCAGCTAGCGTGTTATTGCTCGTAGATTTAACAAGACCTTCTTCTTTTTTTACACCCTTAGCGCAAATAAATCCCTTGATATCATGAACTTCACTTACATAATTACCACAAGCTGTTTCGCCATCATTTTTAATCATGCTATATTCGTTAATTTTTATCCCTGCTTTTTTTCCAACAAATAACTGTAAATCTTCAGTTTCAGGAGCGTTGCCGCTTGCGGCTTTAAGCCCAAACAACTTATACAGTCTCACCAACATATTTTTAGAGCGATTAGCTATTCTGCTATTATCATCAAAACATTTTAAGTTTTGAGTAACTTCGCGTCTAATAAAGTCATTACTTGTTATTTTCCACACGATTGAATATTTATCGTGCAAATAGTGTTCAGTTGGTTTAGCTCGCTCAATAAATACTATATCAGCTATAGCAGTCGTGCGGTCCGGAATTATTTCAAAAGATTCTGTAAAAGACGATCTCTCATCTCCTGTTAATTTTTCACCTTCACTTGTTTCCCAAAAATTCATTTTATACCCCTTTTATTTAAAAATTAATTATATGATATTACATTGACATAGTCAACTATTTGTTTGAAATATTAATCATTATCGTATTGCTGCATTACTTTAAGAACTACATCTAAATCGTTGTCGATAAATTCGTCAACAAACATGCCCATTGGGCTTTTTGCAGTATAGTTATCGTTACCCTGTGTTAAAAATTTGTAGCCAGACTCTGTGCGCATACTGTGCAAAACAGTAGTAAAGAGCCCCTCTATTGTTATTTTTTCATCCAACATTTTACCGATTGTTTTTATTTTTGCTTTTCCATTCACGTCTATGTCAGAATGCGACATAAATACGCACGTTAGATCGTCTCTAACATTTTCAGCGCATCGCAATACTGTCCAGAAATGTTGGGCAAGTTCGCTAAATTTACCATACCCTTTTTCTAATGCGCGAGACATGTACTCAGAAGCAAGAATATACTGCAAGTCATCAATAATTAACGTCTTGATATGCTGCTTTTTTGTATCAACAGCTTTTATTATTTTTACAATACTTGTCCAATTATCTGTCACATAATAATTGCCGCCGCTATTTTGCTCAGCAACTTTTGTATATTTTTTGCGCCATCCTGGGAATGGTAGCGGCTTACTTATAACGCTGATTAAAAAAGTGCTTTCAGCATCAAGATTGCGAATACTTGTAGACTTGCCTGTACCTGATTCGCCAATTATTAAAATAGAATTACTCATTTTATACCTCTTTTTTATTGTTATTATTATTAATATATTGTCATAAGTAATTCACTTAATTCTTCGTAATAAAATTTATTTATCCTGTATGCTTCTTTTTCAGCCATTAGCCAATATGTTGATTGCGTCATATCTTCGCTTATCTGTTTTTTTATAGAGATAATGCTTTGTATCTTTATCAATATTTTAATTTTAGTTAATTCAATTTCTACAAATTGTTTATCTTTGCTTATTCTCATTGTTTACTCCTTGTTGTTATAATTAATTATATGCTAATTTGATATCATAGTCAAGCTTTTTATTATATTTATGTGCGCAGCAGATTAGTGCTGCGCATTATTCTATTTATTTAACAAGTCTTGTAAATCGTGCATTTTTTCGCTTAGCATCTCGTAAGTCAGCATTTTTTAAATTAGCATTTGTGAAGTTGGCACTTGTTAAGTTAGCATATACTAAGCTAGAATATTGCAAATCAGCATCTGATAGATTGGCATTTGATAGATTGGCATCTGATAAATTAACATGTCTTAGATTTGCGTTTTTTAGATTAGCAAAACTTAAGTTAGCATATTGCATATTTGCGCATTTTAAATTAGCGTTGCTTAAGTCGGCGTTGCTTAAGTCAGCACTCCATAAATTAGCATTTTCTAAACTAACTCCTTTAAAATCTTTTAATGCTATTCTTATGCTTTGTTCTTCTACACTTAAATCTTTGAAATAAATTTGCATTACCCTTCTCCCTTTTTTATTGTTATTGTTAATAGACTCTATGACTATGTGTTAATTATATGATAATGAATTATCATTGTCAATGCTTTTTTTATTATTATTTTTGAATGAACGCGCTTTAGCTGCTATATCGCTCACGTATTCTTTCCAAAATTGAGGATCGCCTTCTTTTAAATCAAAAAAGCCAGAATCTGTCACAATAATTTTGAGAGATCTCTTTTCAAAGATTGATAATAATAATTTATAATCACATCCAAATTCTCTAATTTCTAATAATTCTTTGTAATCTGACTTACTAATATCTAATATTTTTAAAACAGGCGGAAGCGTTCCATCAAGTTGAAAATCAATCAATCTATAAAAATTGTCGTTTAATATATAAACGCCGATTTTGTCCCGAAAGTATAAATATCTTTCGAATGCAAGATTTTTTATAGAGATTTCAAATAATGAGCGACCACATTCAAATAATGAGCGCCAACATTCAACAGTTTCAAATTTATTTTCTTGTTTCATTTTACTTTATCCTTTTTTATTATTAAAAAATAATTATATGATAATCAATTATCATTGTCAACGATTAAATACATTTATTTTATAAAAAATGCTATTATTAATTAAATGCAAACAATAAGGTAAACCTAAATGAATTTTTTAAAGAATCCGCGCGGACTGCGTAATAATAATCCGGGAAATATTAGGTTGGGGAATGATTGGGTTGGTGAAATAGTTGGCAATGATAGCAATTTTGAAACTTTTAAAGCAGTCGAGTATGGTATAAGAGCATTACATATATTGTTAGACGTATACGCTCGCAAATATAACGCTGTAAACGCACATGACATTATACATAGATTCGCACCTATGCACGAAAATCAAACAAATAGCTATATAATTTCTGTTGTTGCTTATATTCAAAAATTATCTAATAAAAATATAACAAGCTTAACAAACTTACATGAAGAAAATTTAATTAATCACCTTATTGCCGCAATCATTCAACATGAAAATTCATTCAATCCTTTTTCGATCGATTTTATAAATAGCTGCAAAGATGTTAACTGAGCAGCAAGAACAGCAGTTGCTTATAAATTGGGCTAATTATCAAAAATGGGGCAAGTTGTTAATAGCTATACCAAACGGCGGCTATCGACATATAACTACAGCGCTCGCTCTCAAGCGCACAGGTACGCGCAAAGGTGTGCCCGACTTGTTTCTAGCTATGCCAAATAAAAACTGGCACGGGCTTTGGATTGAGTTAAAGAGAAAAAAAGGCGGTAGTCTAAGCAGCGAGCAAAAAGAATATATAGCTTTATTATCTGAACAAAATTATAAAGTTGAAGTCTGTAAAGGTTTTGACGAAGCTAAAGAAGTTATAACGCAATATTTAGATAATACTGCGTTATAAAAGAGTAGTTTCCGTTTTGGAAACTACTCAACAACAAATAAATAAACTGATAAAAAAAGAGAGGTGATCGTTATGGCATACATATAAGCATCATATTGCTTACAGAGCAGCAGAGCTATTGATAAAAAAACTGGCACAGTTAACGACAAACCAAGTTTCATAAATGCGCGAAAATATACAGCAACACATGAAACAAATACAATTAACATTAATACTAGATCCATTTTAAAAACCTTTTTTTATTTAAAAAAACATAAGAATGTGGTGAAAGTCATAAGACTTGCAGCGACTACAGACATAATACTAGTTACAAGCAATACAACGCTATCATGTGCTATATTACTATGTTGTCTATCAAGATTATATTTAACAGTTAATAATAAATCATTATCCATTTTAATTCTCCTTTTTATTTGTCAAAGCTTAAAATTTTTTGTGCAGGATATCGCTCGCGCAACTGCTCAAGAATTTTGTTGAGCTTTTCGTCTCTGCTGAGCGGATTATGTATCATTTCATAATAATTACTAATAGAGCAGCCGCCGTTATCATTATTAGATTCTCTCTCAAAGCTCTCAGCTCTATATAGTAAGTCTGCTGAACTGTATTGCTTTTCATATAAATCATGCCAAACAGTCATAATAATTTACTCCTTGTTTTATAACAACATCATGTCGTTACTTACAAATATGATAACGCGTTATCGCAAGCATGTCAACGCTTTATTTTATTTTTTTTGGAGAAAATTGATTGTCGCTAATATTGACGTGCTCAATATTAGCTTTTATAGCTCCGTTGGAAATTTTTTCAAGCTTAATTTGAGAATTAAGTGGAATATATCCGCGCTCTGCCCAATTTTTATAATTAGCGTGATGAAAGCCGGTTTTTTTTGTAAAAGCATATGATGAGCCGAAATATTTTTTTACGTCTAGTAATAACATAATATAGCTACTAAATTAATTAATGTGTTAGTATATTATCATATAATAGCACAAAGATTCAATATAAATTAACTTGCTATATCTAAACTTTTTTTTATAGCATTACGCTCAGCAGACAAGTCAGCAACTAGCTTACTAGCTGTTATGTTCTCAAGCTTTAATTGCGATCGAGCGGGTATGTAACCTAATTTTTCCCATGTTGACCAGCTGTTCGAATTACATCCAGTGTCTTTCGCAAATTTATAAGTTGTGCCAAAGTATTTTTTTAAATCGTCAACAGTCATAATATAATCATATTAATTTATAGTAAGTTAATGTTATAATAAATCAATGTTAAAGTCAACAGGTAATATAAAAAATGAGCGGATATTATTCTATCCCTCATCATGTTTTTAATGATGAGAATTTGAACAGAAGACAAAAGATGTTATTTTCAATCATCCATGGTTTTTTACATAAGCAAGAATACGTGACATACAAAAATAAAAAACTTTCTGAGTTAAATATGTGCATAGTTAAGCAGGTAAAAATTGATTTAAATAAACTAGTTGATCAAAATTATATCAAAATTGAGGGGGCGACAGTTTCACGAAAAATATACAAGGGGATTAACTATTATTCATATATATCAAATAAGAATCATTCTGCTCTTGGGTCTGTGGATAACTCTCAACTAGGTACCTCTATGGTACCTAATGAATCCTCATTAGGTACCTCTTTGGTACCTAGTACTAGGTACCTCTATGGTACCAAGTCGACCCCTCCACTCCTTATATACAAAATAACTAATAAAATAACTAACCAACCCCCTACCCCCACAGAAGAGCAGAGTGAACAACAACCATCCCTGTTGGTTGGTTTTTCTCTTAATGAAAGGTTAAAAACCCACTTTGAACAAGCACCGCCCAAGGCCATAGATCAAAACACAATTAGTGAGTTTTATGAACAAGCTGAATGGCATATAGTCAAGAGAATGAAGGAAAAAGATCTATCTGAGCAAGAAGCTTTCAATCAGTTTGTAAAATTGGTAGATAAATGCACATTTAAAAAGCCGCTGGGGTACGTTAAAAGCAGCTCAAATTTTAGTCAAAACAAGCTTGAAAGCGTTGCTAGTCATAGCTTTGTAGTTGCGTCAGCTCCTGAATTGACAGACGACGAGCGCAGCGAGAACAGGTTGAGACTTAGCAAATTGTTATCAAATGCAATAAATCGAGTTTGAGCCGCGATAATGTTTTTAAATATGCGTATAAGGCGTTTTGAATGCGCGTAGCTCGACGATCGCAGGCAGGTTAGTACGTTTGTATGGGTTGAATATTTAACGCGTTAGCGAGCGTTAAATTCGATATTAAAAAATAATTTAGGATAATTAAATTACATGCAATTTTTTATAAAATAGTGCGCTAAAAATTATTTTAAAAAGATAATAAAAATATTGACTACGCTACTGTATTATCATATAATTAATTTGATGTATAAATATATTTTTAATAAACTAAATTGCTGTTAATAATTTATTTAAAAATAAATATAAAAAGTGTTGACTATGATAATGTAATGACAGATAATTAAATCTAATAACAACAAAAGGATAGTAAAATGAAGATCAAATTAACAGAAGAAGAGCAGATTAAAAAGGTATCTGTATGCGGGCAATATATTCAATATATATTAAATCCTTGCGAGGTTGCAAAAGAAATAGCTTTACAACAGACTAATACAGCTTATCGTTATATTAAGAATCCTAGCGAAAAATTGCAGATAGCAATGTTGCGGCGCAACGGGTACAGTATTCGTTATATAAATAACCCGTCTGAAAAATTACAACTCATTGCTGTAGAACAAGTAGCAGCAGCATTAAAAAGCATTAAGCATGCTACTAAAGCAGTTCAATTATTAGCTATAAAAAGAAACCCTTATACTATAAGATTTATTAATAACCCTTCAGAAGAGTTTCAGTTAATTGCAGTAAATGGTGCAGGAAATGCGCTTGGCGGCATTCAAAATCCATCTGAAAAAGTTCAGTTAGTTGCAGTAGCTCAAAATGGGCATGCAATTGATTACATAAAGAATCCGTCTAATGCTGTTCGACTTGTGTCAGATAATTCTATAAAAAAATTAGGTAATTTAGGATAGTTAACAAAGAGGAAATAAAATGAATGCAATAGAAAAATTTAAATGGATAAAAGAAACAGGTTGTTTTATAAGAAGTTTTTCATATAGTGATATTCACGATCCGGCTTACGACCCAGAAATAACTTTCTCTCTTTACAAGACAAGAGAAAGTTATTTCTGTGTGAAAGTATGTTGCGAACATACGATAAAGGCATGTATACATATACAAGAACTTACTCAAGAAAAAGTTTTTGATTATTGTCAAATAATAAACAGCGAAGTGATGAACGATATTGAGATACTTAATATGCTAAAAAAATATTTTGTATAGATAGTAATTAAATGTTGACAATGATAATTCATTATCATATACTTAATTTAATGCAACGATGCATTAAAAAAAATAATAAAACAAGGATAACAAAATGAGTAGATTAGACAAAGTATTTAAAAAAGTGTGCGGAAATTTAACTTTTTTAGGATATGTTGGAAATATAAGTTTAAATAACATGACTATTGAAAAGCGCATTTTAAATAATGATACTTATAGATTAGTGAAATATACAACAAATGCGTGCGGTAATTTTTCAGGAGAAATCAATTACATAGATATTAAAATTGATGATTATGCTCAGTTACGTGATGATTATGAAATTGATTCGTTGTTTTTTTCTGCTGTAGCTGATTTATTTGAAGAGGATTAATAGCATGAATGAATTAGAAAAGAAGCATCAGCAAATGATAGATGGCTTGGAGTTTATGGATGATTTGACAATAGCAGATGATTCTATAGAAGTAACGATTGAAAGATATATCGTTGATGACGATCGTTATAAACTTGTAAGTTATATAACTGAATGTAATGAGTATGTCGAGATGGTTTTTGCCGACTGTCTTTATATTAATAAAGAAGATTATGGTGTGCTAGACGAGAGCTGTTCTGGCAATTATTTGCATTGTTTGGGTGTTAGCAAAGGTATTCAATACTTAAGAAGTTTGGGAGTTAGTAATGACAAAAGCGTTAAAATTAAAAAAATGTATGCGAAAGATTAGGCAAAACATGGAGGGTATTGATTATGATGATTACGATCATTCACCCATTTTTAACATAAAATGGGTAATAATTTTTTATATTTTAACAGCAGCTTTATTTATATCGCTTTTTTTTACATTAGATTGGTTTGACATGAGTGTTGTTGAGGTTTTCTTAAATGGTTTTACTATTTTAATAAGTTTAATTTTTTGGGCTGTTTTATGTTGGATTATTGTATTTTTTATTAAAGAGGAGAGAGATCTAATAATTAGTAGCAAAATAAGAGAATTAAGAAGATTAAGAAAATCTAAAATTGCAAAAAATGTAAAAAATGCAAAAAATGCAAAAAATGTAATGTTAAATGTAACATTAAGTGTAATGTTAAGTGACTAGCAATTATGACAAAAGCACAAATATTAGTTCATAACATTAAAGCCGGAATATTAGAACAATTAAAGGGCGGAAAATATAAATTTTCTTACCATGCTGATTATCAGGGTGAGCCTGTTTCGCTAACTATGCCTCTATCAAATAGGATTTATAAATTTAACAAATTTCCCCCATTTTTTGAAGGGTTGTTGCCAGAAGGCATTATGCTTGAAGGTCTGTTGCGTAAATGTAAGATAGATAGCAATGACTATTTAAGGCAATTAATAACGGTTGGTCAAGATGTTGTGGGCGCTGTTACTATTGAAGAAATTGTGCGTTAACTTTTAATAAAAAAATGTAAATAATGATTGACAATGATATTAAGATATCATATAATTAAACTTAATAACAACAACAAAAAGGTGATTTATGAAAGATCTTGAAAGATATAGTTTTATAAGAAAAACGGGTAGATACGTTAATAAATGCTTAGATTGTGAGCTTTATGAAATGATTGACGGTTACTATTTAGTGAGAAAAAAATCTGTTAAAGATAGTGTTGAATATTCTTTTAAAGAACTGCATGATAACGAAGTTGATGAGTTTTGTCATCTCGCGCTTTCAATAGATTCTAAACTTGAGAAAGCTGCAAGAACTATTTCAAAAATATTTGAAAGGTAACGGAGACGATGTTTAGAGGACAATGGTATTTAGACAAACAATCAGGCAGCATAAAAAAAACAATGCTTGTAGAAAACAAGTACAGAAAAAAAGTGGACGGTTTAAAACTTGCTTGGTCGTCAGCTTGGTCGCCAACGGATTATTTTCGTAGGTCGCAGAAGATTTATGAAATATATGAAATGTATGTACTTGATATTAATTATCGTTTAGTGATTCGGAATTATACAGGCGATTGGCTTGTTATTAGTTACAAAATGTTAGATATTAATAAACTAGAGTTTGATAAAATTGATGAACATCATAAAAAGTTTAAGGATAAGCATGTTAGATATATACATATTTTCGATGAACTTTTTAAGAATGAAAAGGCAATAAGTAGAGATGATTATTAAGAAAGTAAATATTAATGACATAAAGCCTAATTCAAAAAATCCCAGGTTGATTAAAGACGATGCTTTTAAAAAACTAGTGAAAAGTATAAAAGAGGCTGGATGGATGCTGGGATTACGTCCCATCGTCGTCGATGAAGATGGTGTAATTTTGGGCGGCAATATGCGCTACAAGGCTGCAAAAGATGCAGGTCTTAAAGAAGTTGAAGTTATTTATGCGAATGAGTTAAGCGCTGAACAGAAAAAAGAATTTATTATAAAAGATAACGTCGGTTTTGGTGAGTGGGATATTGACGCGTTGCTTGCTGATTTTGATGTTGAAGATTTGTCAGAGTGGGGTCTTGATCTTCCTGAATTGACAATTTGCGAAGATGAGGAAGTTGTTGAAGATGATTTTGATGTTAATGAAGGGGTTAAAACTGATATCGTTATCGGCGACCTGATTGAAATTGGTGAGCATAGGTTAGTGTGCGGCGACAGTACCAATATTGATGATGTTGATAAATTAATGCGCGGAGTAAAAGCGACAATGCTTTTTACTGACCCTCCATATCTTATGAATTTTGAGGGAGGTAATACAGATGGAGGAAAAAAATCTTTTAGCGGAAGTCACGGAGCAATCAAAAATGACAAAATGAGCGAAGAATACTCACTTGATTTTTTGGACGCAATTAATGCAACTATAATATTATTTGTGAAGGGAGCTTTTTATATATGCTTTTATAGATTTAAGCTAGATGAATATTTTCAGTCTCTGAAAAGAGCAGGGCTTCAAGTTAGGGCACTCATAACCTGGGACAAGGGTAATCATACGCTTAGTCATAGTGACTATATGAGTCGATGTGAACATATTTTTTATGGTTGGGTTGATAAGCATATTTTTCATGGAGGCAAGAATGGCGTTGATGTATGGAATATTCCGCGAACTAAAAAGAATGACTTACATCCAACAATGAAGCCCATCGAATTATGCGCGAAGGCTATTACTGACGCGAGTAAAACGGGCGATATCGTGCTTGATTTATTTTTGGGAAGTGGTTCAACTATGGTAGCAGCTCATCAGCTTAAAAGAAAGTGTTATGGAATGGAACTCGAGCCAAAATATTGTCAAGTTATTATCGATCGAATGTTAGCGCTTGACAAAACATTAGAGATTAAAATAAATGGAAATCTTACAAAGATGTAACAAAGACTGAAAATGAGGTAGATTATGGCTAAACAAGTGCCAGGAAAATATGGCGGAAAAATGAATCAATTTGAGCCTGGTGAGAGCGGAAACCCCAATGGTCGTCCGAGAAAAATTGCGCTGAAATTAAAGCATGAGGGTTACAAAGCGTCGCAAGTGCAAGAAACTATTGATGTTTTAAGCGCAATGACAAAACAAGAGATAGAAGATTTCGCTAAGAAAAAAGAATTAACAATCTTAGAATTGGGCATTATTCGGCTTATGAAAGAATTTGTTACGGGAAAAGGTAAGGCTGAATTATTAGAATATCTAATCTCAAAAAAACAAAAAGCAGAAGCTAAAATTGAAATAGATATAAATAAAACTGCGCAACTAACTAAAGAGCAAATAAAAGAACAGTTAAGCGAGCGCGGCTTACCTGAAACTTTATTTGATAATAATGACTCTTGATGATTTAGAATTAATTGAGCAGCTATGCGTTTTGGAATCAAGAGACAATTTTTGGGCGTTTCGTCGCTACTTGAATCCAAAAATGAAAATAGGTTGGTGGCAGAAAGTTATAGCTGACAACTTGCAGCAATTTTATCAAGATTTTATTGACGGAAAGAGACCAAAATTAATAATCCAGGCGCCCCCACAGCATGGTAAATCCGAAATTATAGTAGATTTTGTGGCGTGGCTAGCTGGTAAGAATGCAGACACGAAAACTATTTACACGTCATTCTCTGACGACTTATGTACTAGAGCTAATCTTAATATTCAGCGTATTTATGACAATCCAAAATACCATAAAATATTCCCATTGACAAAAATAAATACAGTTGGCGTTAAAAGCGCAGAAATAGGCGTACGTAATTTAAGTTTGATTGAGCATTTAGGAGCCAAAGGTTATTTTGCTAACACAACTGTACAAGGAGCTATCACGGGAAAAACTTTGGACATAGGTATTATAGACGATCCCATAAAAGGCTCAGAGGCTGCCAACTCGCGCACAGTTAGGGATAAAATTTGGGCATGGTTAAAAACTGACTTTATGTCGCGATTTAGTGACCAGGCTGGCTTGATTTCAATATTGACAAGATGGCATATAGATGACCCTATTGGCAGATTAATAGAGGCGATGGTTGATGATATTAAAATAATTTCTTATCCGGCAATTGCTGAAAAAGATGAAAAACATAGAAAAGCAGGCGATGCGTTATTTCCACAACTTAAATCATTAGAATTTTTGCAAGAGCGTAAGTCATTATACTCAGCTCACGAATGGAGCGCATTGTATCAACAAAACCCTCAAGTTCAAGGCGGCAACTTAATTCATGTAAAATATTTTGGCATGTATAAACAAGCCCCAATTTTAAAATATCGTGTAATTTATGCAGACACCGCGCAAAAAACGCAAGAGATGCATGACTATAGTGTTTTTGAGTGCTGGGGCATGGGCGATGATGGTAAAATATATTTGATTGATTTAATTCGGGGTAAGTGGGAAGCTCCTGAGCTGCGGCGTCGTGCGAAAATATTTTGGAGTAAGCATAAAGCGCTTGATTGCCCAAAAAATGGCACATTGCGGCAACTTAAAATAGAAGATAAATCAAGCGGAACTGGACTTATACAAGAACTTAAATTGATTGACAGATTGCCTATTTTTGCGATACAACGCAATAAAGATAAATATACAAGATACAGAGATGTAGAAGGTTATATTGAAGCTGGTTACGTGATGCTACCTGAAGCTGAATCATTTTTGAGTGATTTTATTTCAGAGTGCGAAGCGTTTGATGGTACGGGTAAATCACATGATGACCAAATAGATCCAATGATTGACGCAATTTCTGACATGCTGGGCGCTAATAATAAGTTAAAAACGTGGGAGAGTTTATGAGCACTGACGACGATGTAAAAAAATTCACAGATGGGTTTGCTAATTTTGTAGCAGGAATGGGTCAAGGTGTTAATAATTTAACAAGCGCTGGTACTTATGTGTTTGATAATTTAACACAAAATAGGATAAAGTTAGAGGCAATGTATCGCGGCAGTTGGATGGCTGGAGCAATAGTTGACAGAGTTGCTGACGATATGACGCGAGAAGGTATAGACATTGAGTCAGATATCGATCCGAAAAAAATGCAAGAAATGCAGAGAGCTTTAACCACTATGGGTATTTGGAAGTCACTTCAGAAGTTATTTAAATGGGGGCGACTATACGGCGGCGCAATTGCTGTTATAGAAATTGACGGTCAGGATTATTCAGAACCGCTGAGGTTAGACAGAATACAGAGAGATTCTTTTTTAGGCTTGACTGTATACGATAGGTGGCAGCTGCAAGTATCTCAAGAAAATTTAATATTAAAAGGCGCGCAAGCAGGGTTGCCTAAATTTTATACTATTGTTTCAAATATTTATAATGGAAGCATTGGCGGCAAACCAATTCACCACTCGCGCGTCATTCGCGCGACGGGAATAGAGCTTCCGGCTTACCAGGCCATTCAAGAACAATTGTGGGGCGAGTCAGTTCTTGAAAGAATTTACGATAGAATAGTATCTTTTGATGACGTGACAGCAAGCGCCACAAATTTAATACAGAAAGCGTATTTAAGAACAGTAAAAATTGATGGCTTGCGCGAAGTTTTGGCAGCAGGCGGACAGGCTCAAAGCAATCTGCTGAAGCAGTTTGATATGATGCGTTATTTACAAAGAGTAGAGGGTTTGTCGCTAATTGATAAAAACGATGAATTAGAAACTGCTGCATATTCATTTAGCGGCTTATCTGACATGATGTTACAGTTTGCGCAACAATTGTCAGGTGGCTCAAAAATACCCAGCGTGGTTCTTTTTGGAGAGACGCCGGCAGGTTTAAATGCATCCGGCAGCAATGAGTTAAGAATTTATTACGATGGAATCTCAGCAGAGCAAGAAAGTTATCGCGCTGAAATTATGAAAATATTGCTTGTTATGCATAGTTCAATGTTTGGGCAAGTTGCAGCCGAAAGCTTTAACTTTGATTTTGTGCCATTGTGGCAAACGTCAGCAAGAGAAAAAACAGAAATCGGAGATATAACGACTAGACAAGTAATGGCATCTTACGAAGCAGGTGTTATTGATTTAACAACTGCGTTAAAAGAGCTCAAGCAATCATCTGAAATAACTGGAATATATACAAATATTACAGATGAACAAATAAGCGAGTCAGAATTTGCGCCGCCTCCAACGCCTGAATTTTCTACGCAATCGGTCGCTGAAGAGGAGAAGGTGGCTGAAACTGAAACAGTTAAAGACGATGACAAAGTTAGATTATCATTGTTTCAAAACTTGAAAAATTGGGTAACAGGTCGTGACTAAATCGCCATTTCAACATACCGCCTCAATTGAAAACGAATATATCTCACAGCTGAGAAAAGTTGCGAAAAATATAGGCGCAATTGTGGATGCTTACACAGCAGGAGATAAGATACTTGATGAAACAGCATTGTTTGCTGCACTAGATGCTTATTCAGCTGCGCTAGTGCCTTGGGCGACGGCTTTAACTGAAAAAATTATAAGCAATATTGATAATCATAATGAAAAAGCCTGGAACAAACTTGCTAAAAAAATGAGCGATGACTTACAAAATCAGCTAGAAAATACAAGCACGGGAGCGGTTGCACGTCAATTGCAACTAGAGCAAGTCGATCTTATAACTAGTTTACCGCAAGAGGCAGGACTTCGTGCGCAAAAAATAGCACAAGACGCTTTTTATGGTGGGATGCGCGCAGATGTTGCAGCTGAGCAAATTGCAAAAACAGGTGCTGTAACAGCAAGTCGCGCAACATTAATAGCAAGAACTGAAACATCAAAAACAAATACAGCTTTTACAACTGCTCGCGCTCAGTCAATAGGTGCATATCAATATGTTTGGGAAACATCTGAAGACGCAGATGTTAGACCAAGTCATGCAGCAATGGAAGGAAAAGTATTCACTTTTGGAAGTCCCCCTGAGGTCGAGGGCGAAGGTTTTCACGCACCTGGCGATATTTATAATTGCAGATGTTGGGCAAATCCAATCATACCTAAAAGTTTTTTTGAATAAATCTTAAAAATGTTGATTTTTTTGTAAAAATAGTGCATCTTATCTATATTGTACAAATGCAGGTCGATCAATAGTGAGTAAATTTTACTCGGTATCTAAATTATCTAACAACATGTCTGAGACGCCGGAAGGTTTTCTAATCTGCGAAAATGTGGCAATAGCTCGCGCAGGCGATCTAATTTATGGCGCAAATGAGACCGAATTAAGTAATAATAAAGATATCACAGTAGTAAGTCGCAACATTGAAGACATTACGGCGCCTGATGTGATCGCAAGCTTTGAGGGAAAACCTGTTACAATAAATCACCCTGATGGCGAGGAGTTTGTAACGCCAGAAAATTGGCGTCAATTAGCTGTAGGTATAGTACAAAATGTACGCGCAGGTGTCGGCGAAGACGCAGGAAAATTAATGGCAGATTTATTGTTAACAGATTACGAAGCAATAAGCGCAGTAAAAAGTAATAAGCTAAGACAATTATCGTGCGGTTATGAAGCAGATTTTTTACAAACTGATACGGGTCGTGGCAGACAGGAAAATATAAGAGGTAATCATGTGGCTTTAGTACAGTCAGGTCGGTGCGGAGCTGAATGTGCGATTTTTGACAGCGCACCAAAATTTGGGGATAAAAGAATGTCGGTAAAAGATAAAATGCGTAACATTTTCAGCAGAGCGTTAGACGAGGCGATGCCGGTCGATGTGGTTGATGAAGATGCGGACGTTTTAGAAATGCTTAAAAAATTAATGGCAAGAGTTGACGCGCTTGAAAAAAAATCTGGCAATGAGGTTGATGTAGTTGAAGATGGTTGCGCGCAAGATAAAAAAGCCAAAGATGCTGACGTTAATATAGATGATAGACTTGCAAATATTGAAGCAGCTTTATTAAAGCTCGCCGGCATGGCCGAGTCAGATGAAGATGAAGAGCAAGGTGATGCTGAAATGTATCTTGATAGTGATACATTGGCTAGAGCTGAAATATTATGCCCTGGCATTGGTCAGTCAAAAGACATAAAAGCTAAGTCATTGTCATTGTGCTACAATACTCCGCACGGGAAAAAAACTATTGACTCAGTATTAGGTAGTAAGTCGTTTGATAGCGTAGATAAAGATTTGTTATTTATTACTGCTTCTGAATTAATAAAAAATGCAAATAGAGAAACAAATACCGTTAAATTAACTTTTGATAAAGCTAACGTTAAAAACGAAGTAATGACAGCAGCAAAACTTAATGAACGATTTAAAACATTTTATAAGGCACAAGGATAACTAACATGACTTCTTTTTTATTTAGAGCGGGCTCTGGCAATGCTGGAGATGTAACAAGAGATTTAAAAACTACTGTTGAAAGTGCGTTTTTAAGCGACACAAACGCGCCAACATATTTCGGCGAACCTGTGAAAATGGTTTCAGGTAAATTGCAAGCTATAGAGTCTGGCGATGCAGCCGATGTTTTTTTCGGTATTTTATCAAGAAGCGTTCCGACGATTGCCGGCACAATTGCCGAAACATTCGGCGCCGCAGTGCCAAATCCTGATTCAGTAAATGGCGTAATTGTACAAGGATATTGCAACGTGATTGCGGCGCAAGGTACACCTGTTCGTGCAGAGCCAGTTTATTTGCGAATTGCTGTAGACACTGGCAAAGCAATTGGCGATTTAGAAACCGCATCAATTCCAGGCGAAAACGTGCTACTTGTCGGCGTGACTTGGGGCGTAAGCGGTAAAGATGCTGACAATATAACTGAAATTAGAATAGAAGGGTAAAAAATGAAAACTTGTGATAAAAAATTTTACGACGCCACTTTATCTTTTTACATCAATCAACTTGATGAGCTTGACAAAAGACTATACGAGCCGCTTATTGACGTAACTTATGGTCGTGATATTAAGCTGCGTACAGACGTATCTTTTGCAAATGAAAGCACATCTTTTATACAATCAACTTTTGGTGGAATTGGTACTCAGAATGCGACTGGTTTGCCATGGCTTGCTCCAAATGCGAACACTATTCCAGGAGTTAGTGTTGATGGTCAAAGAGTCGTCACTCCGCTTAGATTGTTGGCAACAGCTATAAATTATACGTCAGTTGAGCTAGAAAAAAGCCAGTTGCTAGGTCAACCAATTGATACTCAAAAATTCACCGCTCTGAATATTATGCAGCAGCAGGGAACTGATCAAATGGTGTACATCGGCGACACCAGCCCAACTGTTCAAGCATACGGGCTTGTTAACTCTCCGCTAGTTACCTCTGCTTCAGTTCCGGCCGACGGCGCAGGTGGATCAACAACTTTTGCAAGCAAAACAAGAGAACAGATAACTAGAGATGTCAACGACTTACTTAATGCTACATATTTGGCCTCAGGCTACGCTATATGCCCAGATAAGTTGCTTATTGAGTCTTCTGTGTTTGCAAATTTGGCAGGTAGGCCGTCTGGGGAGTCTTCCGATAAGTCTATTTTACAATATTTGAAAGAAAACAATATCTGCACAGCAAAAAATGGCGTCAATCTTGACATTCAGCCGCTTAAATTTTTGACAGGCATCGGGGCAGGCGCAACAAACAGAATGGTTGCGTATACTAATGATGAAAGCAGAGTCAGATTTCCTATGGTTCCAATTCGCAGAGAAACAACTTACTATCAAGGCATTACTTTCACTGCCCCATATATTTGGGCATTCGGTGAAGTTGAATTTGTGTATCCAGAAACTGTACAGTATGCAGATGGAATATAATGACTGATTTTATTGATGTTGATTTTTACATACAAGTCAGACTAGATAAAGTAACTTACAGAGTTGGGCGACATGCGTTGCCCTCCTCTGTAGTTGAAAACTGGTTTTTTTCTGCGCTAGTTAAAGATGGAAAAATATCGGTTGTTGCTGAAGATGGCAAGCAGCTAAAAAAGAACAAGGCGCCCAAAAAGCCAAAAAAGAAGGCTAATAAAAATGGACATACCACAATTTAGATTAGACTTTCCAGAATTTTCAGACGCATTAGTCTATACTAACAACATAATTACATTTTGGTCAAATCTTGGCGAGCAAGTCATCAGCTCCGATGCGTTCGGCTCAGTTTATACGCAAGCTGTTAACTTATTTACAGCGCATAACATTTCTTTAGCAATTAAAAATATTGAGCAATCTTCAGCCGGCGGACAGCCTGGTACTATTGGCGGAGCTATAGAAAGCAAAGCAGTTGGAAGCGTTAATATATCGTATGATACAACAGATGCAAGTTATAAAGACGCAGGATTCTGGAATCAAACAGTCTATGGTCGTCAATATTTTTATCTTGTAAAACTTTTCGGGCAAGGATGCTATCAGCTATGAGCTTTAAAGTTATCAAAGATATAACTGCAAATATTGCGAAATCTTTAGATCAGATGTCAGCAAAAGAGGTATATGTCGGCGTTCCGCAAGCCGAAAGCTCGCGCGGCGAGTCAAAAACTAATGCAGAAATTGGATATATAAACGAATTTGGCTCGCCGATTAACAATATTCCACCTAGACCTCATTTAGTGCCAGGGGTTGCTTCAGCAAAAGAACAAACTGTAAATATTTTGAAAAAAGGCGCAAGTAATGCGCTTGTTGATATAGCGAGGCTTGATAAAGCTTTAACCGCTGTTGGTTTGCTCAATGCGAGCGCAGTAAAATTATACATAAAAGCAGGCACGAATCTATTGCCGCTTGCTGAAAAAACTTTAGAAGAAAGGCGCGCCAAAGGCGCTTTTGGTGAAAAGCCTCTAATCAGAACTGCGCAATATTTGAAAAGCATTACATACGTAGTGAGAAATAAATAATGGCTGATATTGATGTTTCAGAATTAATATTAGACCCAGATTTTTCAGATAGCGCAATACTTGTGCGTCGCGCTCAAACTGTGAACGCATTCGGTGAAACAGTTTTAACAAATACAACCACAGCTATAACAGCAGTTATTCAAAATGGTTTTGACGCAACTTTAACAAGAGTCGCAGAGGGTGCGCAATTATCTGACGGAATTACTGTTTACTATAGGGGTGAATTATTTGCGGAATCTGAAAATGGTTATGCAGATATAATAATTTGGCGCAATCGTCAATATCAAGTTAAAATTGTTGATGAAAATTACATCAATTATGGTGTGGGATTTACTCGCGCAGGATGCGAGCTAATAAGGCCGAACAACGATGGCTAATACTAGCGCAACGGGCGGCTACTTACTTGAAGAGGGTACGGCACCACTTAATGACCAATCTTTACGCAGATTTTTACAAAGCGTAATAGTCGGCGTCACTGACTTAGAACCGAACTTAGTGCGTCAGTCATGGCAATTAAATCCGGCGACGATTCCAGATTACAATGTCGACTGGTGCAGTTTTGGGATAATTGCTCAACGACAAGACAATGAGCCAGCTCAGAGACAGCTAAATAATTTATCTACGCAGATGCAAAGACATGAAGAAATAGACGTTTTATGCATTTTTTATGGCGAAAACTGTCAAGCCACTTCCTCATCTCTTCGCGATGGTTTATACTTAACGCAAAATCAGGAAATTTTATTTTTAGGGAAAATGGGTTTAGTTGGTTTTAGTCAGATAACACACGTGCCAGAATTAATAAATAATCGTTTTTTTGATAGATGTGATATAACTATGACGTTAAGACGAGAGATAATAAGAGATTACCCGATTTTAAGTTTTGTACAAGTAAGCGGCACAATTTATGGCAATACAAGCACAAAAGTTATAACAGTAGATTTTGAAACACCATTATAAGAGAGAATACAAATGGCAAACGGCTTAAATTTAAACAGATTGGTGAGGGTGCAAGTAAATTTGCAGCCGCTTGCTGCTCCGCGGCGCGGATTCGGAACATTATTGATAATGGGTGACAGCGACGTTATTAGCGGAGCTGAAAGATTCAGAACTTATTTGTCGATTGACGAAGTTGCTGAAGATTTCGGTACAACCGCTCCAGAATATTTGGGTGCTGAGTTATATTTCAGTCAAGTGCCAAGGCCTGATGAATTAATGATCGGCAGATGGCTACGCACGCCGACCAGCGCAATTTTGGAGGGCGGCATATTAACGCCGGCTGAGCAAACGCTTTCAAATTGGACAACAATAGTTGACGGATCGTTTACTGTTTTTATTGACAGCGTTGAGACTGATATTAGCTTACTTGATTTTTCACTTGAGACAAATTTGAACGGTGTTGCAAGCGTAATTACTACCGCGCTTGCCGGCGACGCAACAATGACATGGACTGGCTCAAGATTTATTTTGACATCGGCATCAACAGGCGCCGCGGCAACATTGAGCTTTTTAACGCCTGAAGGCTCAGGCACTGATATAAGCACAGTGCTAAAAATGACATCAATAACAGGCTTGGCGCCAATTGACGGTTACGACGTTGAAACTCCGCTTGCCGCTGTTGTAGAGTTGGCCAATTTGTCAGGGCTATGGTACGGGATTACTTTTTGCGCATCTGTTCAGCCGACTGATGACGACTCGGTTGAAATTGCAGGATTTATTGAAGCTGAAAGTGTGAGTAGATTGTTCGGAGTGAGCAATACTGACGTATTAACGTTAGACGCTTTGTACACAGATGATATTGCGAGCAGGCTGAAAGCATTGGATTATTTGCGCAGCACTGTGCAATATAGCGCCAATAAGTTCGCTGTGTGCTCGTTATTCGGTAGGGCTTTTTCTGTTAACTTTAACGCAAATAGCTCAACTATTACATTAATGTATAAGCAAGAGCCCGGAGTCGTTGCTGAAAATTTGACAAACACTCAAGCAAATACGTTAAAGTCTAAAAACTGTAATGTATTTGTTGCGTATCAAAATAATACAGCAATAATTCAATATGGCACTATGGCGAGCGGTGACTATATCGATTTAATTCATGGTGTAGATTGGTTTTCTGATGCTGTGCAAAATGCATGCTATAATTTATTGTATCAAAGCAAAACAAAAATACCTCAAACCGATTCAGGTCAAAATCAAATAGTGAACGAAGTGGCTAGAGTTTGCCGAGAAGGCGTTAACAATGGATTGATTGCTCCGGGCGTTTGGAATGCCGACGGATTTGGACAGCTTGAAACTGGTGACTTTTTAAAAAGCGGATTTTATATATTTACACAACCGATGGCCTTGCAGCCTCAGGCAATTCGCGAGCAAAGAATTGCGCCTGGAATTCAGACTGCTGTTAAAATGGCAGGTGCTATACAAGAAATTGACGTTATTATTGACGTTAACAGATAATAGGAGTATTTAAAATGAGCACTTATTCATTTCAACAAGTTACAGCGTCCCTAGTCGGAATCGGGGGTAATATAAATATAGGACAAGGCTCAGGCTCAGCAGCCGAGGGCATAACTATCGAACCGGTTGGCGATAAAAATAGCATGACAATTGGGGCGGATGGTTCAGTTAGTCACTCATTATCTGCAAGCAGTGCGCAGACTGTAACTGTAAGATTGCTTAAGACGTCACCTGATAATGCGCTGCTTCAAGATATGTTTAACTTTCAAACAGAAAGTGCGCTAACTCATGGATTTAACGTTATCACTTTGCGAGATATCGCGCGCGGTGATTTTTTAACATTAACAGAAGTTGCTTTTGCGAACGAGTCTTCATTGACTTACGCAACAGAAGCCGGAATTAACGAGTGGGTTTTTAATGCTGGAAAATCAGCGCGAATTTTAGGCACAGGCACGCCGGAGGCTTAAGTGGAAATTATTCTTAACGACAAGATTTTTAGAATTGACGACATATCTACGCACAAGCAGTTCCACCTTTTGCGCAAATTGTCGCCAATGCTTGAACCTATTTTAGAGTCAACGAAAAAAGAAAACGCAAGTGAGGTTGATATAATCACAGGTTTCGCGTCTGTAATTGCAAGCTTGTCGGACGACATAGCTGATTACTGCTTGTACGGCTTGTTAGATGTTGTCTCAATAAAAGAATCTGGCGGTGTAGCGTGGTCTAAAATTTGCGCATCAAATGGCAAGCAATTAATATACAGCAATATTAATATACTAGAGATGATGCAATTAGCTTATAAGTCTTTTATGCACAATTTTAAAGATTGTTTTGCGTTCCTCACGTCAGATTTAGCCGAAATTCAAAAGAAAAATTAATTGATTTTTTAGAGTTTCCCGACGGTGAGGATTGGCTATTAAGACCAGTTGTGCGAGGATTGTGCAAATATGAAAGCTTGAAAGACGGCACTTTAAAATTGCATGATATTATGCTGTTAAATAATGTCTTAGATGTTCAAGATGAAAATGAGCGAAGATATCAGCAGGCTGCAAACAAGGCAAAATAATGGCAACAGAAACTATTAAAGAATTTCTTGTCGGAATCGGGTTTAAAGTTGACGAGGGATCGTTAAAAAAATTCACATCTGGCATAAAAAAAGCCACGGTGATTGCGTCTGGCTTGGGCGCTGCTGCGACCGCTGCGGCTGGGCTTGTTACAAAATTTGTTGAAGGTACCGCTGATAGTTTTGACAAGCTGGGACATTTAGGTGAGCGAGTAAACGCAACTGCACAAAGCATCAAAGAATTAGGCTTTGTTGCAAGTTTAAGCGGCTCAAGTACTGAAGCTGTCGCAAGTTCTTTAGATAGATTTAATCGCACAGTTGGCGAGGCCGCTTTAGGAATTGGACGCGGAGCAACTGCGTTCAAAGAACTCGGATTAACAACAAAAAGGTCAAACGGAGACCTAAAAACAACAACTGAGCTAATGGTTGAAGTTGGTGACAAAATCCGTGATATGTCACAACAAAAGCAAGTCGCTGTTTTAGAGCGTTTGGGAATTGACCCAACTCTTGTTGCAACATTGACTACAGATGTATCACAGCTAAGAAATGAATTTACACAGATTTATAAAGCGACTGGCATAGACGCAAATAAAGCGGCAAAAAGTTCAGAGAATTTCATGGATTCTTTGGCGCGGATGAAGTTCGTTTTTACATCGCTAAAAGACGCTATAGCGATTAAGCTAATGCCGCAAATTAAATCAGCTATTGACGATTTTAGAAAACTAATGATTGTTAATGCGCCCAAAATCATTGAATCAATTTCTCCTATAATTGATTTTATTTTAAAAATTGCAAAAGCTTTTGTGCTTGTCGTTGCGCGCATCGCTCAATTATCTAACATAATTATTGGCTGGTTTAAAAAACTAAATGACGCAACGGGCGGATGGTCAACAACAATTCTTGCAGTAGCAGCAGCCTGGAAAATTTTGAATTTAAGTTTTTTGGCATCCCCCTTAGGCATGATTTTATCTTTAATCGCTGCGGTTGGGTTGTTGATTGATGATTTTCTAGTCTGGAAAGAGGGTGGAGATTCTTTGATTGATTGGGGCGAGGCTTTTGATCGCATTTTCAAAACTATAACGCAAACTGTTAAAGATTTTGGGAGTGAATTATTTGGCACAGTTTTACATCCAATTGATGCATGGCTCGCTAGATTTGCAAGAAAAAAACAAGGTGTGCAAGAATTCTTCAAAACTCATGGAAGGATGGGCGGCATACAATTAAATAGCGACGCTCCTTTATCTCCCTCCCCTGCTACTGCCAACACACTCAGTTCAGGAAATCAGCACATCAATCAGGAAACTAAAATAATCGTGAGCGGGGGCGGTTCGCCGGATGCGACTGGGCGAGCTGTTGCACGAGAGCAGACAAGAGTAAATGCAGACATGGTGCGCAATATGAGCGGGGTGGTTCGGTGAGTGTTTTCGATTTAGTCAGTGCATTTTTTGTGCCGCAGCGCTCAATTGATACTTTTCAAGCTAAAGTTACGATTGAAGAAATCTGCAATGATGATTTAGAAATTACAGAACATCCAATTGAGCAAGGTGCGTCTATAACTGACCATGCTTTTGTAAAGCCTGCAACTGTTTCAATGCAAGTAATTTTTACAGAGTTACAAGCGCCGCTCGCTGAAACTTATGCTAATTTTTTAGCGTTGCAAGCGAGCAGGGAGCCGTTTACTGTTGTAACGGGCAAGCGCACATACAACAACATGCTCATAAAGTCATTAACTGAAATTAATGACGCACAAACTGAAAATATTTTAAGCTTAAGGCTAAGGCTGCAAGAAATATTTATTGTAGACTTAGAAACTGTTTCGGTTAGTAAGCCGAGTCAGCAGGCTAGTCCCGCTGTTACGCAAGCAACACAAGATGCTGGCCAAAAATCAGCGCAGGTGGTTGATAAGCCGACTGAAAGTTCAATATTAAACACATTGGTAGGAGGTTAGAGTGGCTGGCTTTAGAATTCCGCTGGTAAATATTCCTCAAACTTTCGACATCAATTTGTCCAATCTGCCCTTCAAGATGAAAATAACATGGAACGATGCAATGAAATCTTGGATGATGGCATTGTTGGACGGTAATACGCAAGATGTCCTAATAGAGTCAATGCCGCTCGTGACTGGAGCTGACTTGCTTGAGCAGTTCGCATATTTGCAAATACCTGGGCAGCTTATTGTTTTCACAAAAGGGGGCGTCACAGACGAGCCAACTTTTGACAACTTGGGAGCTGACTCTAATTTGTACTATATTACAGAGGATGTTTAATGTCTGTCACGTCTCAATATTTAAGACAATCAAGTTTAATAGTCGCAGACGCAGCAGGAGATGGCCTTGATTTATCAAATTTGCGTATAGTTTTTCAGATAACAAAGTCTAGTGCGCAAACTCCGAACAGCGCAGTAATAAGGGTGTACAATTTATCAAAAACAACAGCAAATAAAATAAGGGATGAATTTACAAGCATCATCCTGAACGCAGGATATGAGAGTAATTTTGGTTTAATTTTTACCGGCAATATTAAGCAAGTAAAATATGGTCGAGAAAATAATACAGACACATATGTTGATATAGCAGCAGGAGATGGAGATAAGGCTTATAATTTTTCTGTTGTATCTAAAACATTAGCAGCAGGTGCAACGCAACGCGATCAAATAGATGCGGCATTCGCTCCTATGCTGCAAAATGGAGTCAGCTATGGAGTTTTAAAAATACAGGATGCTGATGCGTTGCCCAGAGGCAAAGTAATGTTTGGCATGTCTCGCGACTATATAAAACAGGCAGTTGAGTCAGCTGAAGCGACGTGGAGTATTCAAAATACACAGCTGCAAATAATTCCGCGCACCGCGGTCTTGTCAGGCACGATAATTACACTAACAAGCAAAACAGGATTAATCGGAACGCCTGAACTTACAAATGATGGAGTACAAGCGCAAACATTGCTCAATCCATTGATAAAAGTTGGGGGAGTTGTTAAAATAGCGCAAGAAGATATTGCAGACACTCAATTATCAATTAATGAGCAACAGAATCAAATAAATTCATCCCCACAATTAGCTGCCGACGGACAGTATCGGGTGATTGTCGCCGAATATATTGGCGACACGTTCGGCAGCGACTGGTATACTAACATCACATGTTTAGCAGCAAATCCCACAGCTGCAAAAGATAAAGAGGTTAATGCGCAATAATGAAGCGAAACGAGCGGCTAAATGACCCCGAGGAATCATTGAGGCAGTCACTTGACGGAAGGCAGTCGAGCATATGGACGTGCTTGCCTGCTCTTGTTGTAGATGTTAATTTGAGTGAGCAAACTGTATCAGCTCAACCCACAATCCAAGCGTCAGTTGCTGACATTGACGGAAATATTACAAGCGTTAATTTACCAATTTTAATCCATGTGCCCATTGTTTTTCCGCGTGCCGGCGGCTTTGCGTTAACTTTTCCTATCTCATCAGGTGACGAGATTTTGGTTGTTTTTGCATCAAGATGCATAGATGCGTGGTGGCAAAGTTCTGGCATACAAGTGCAAGCAGAGTTCAGGATGCACGACTTAAGCGATGGTTTTGCGCTACTTGCACCAACTAGCAAGCCAAAGGCATTGGAAAATGTTAGCTCAAATAATGTACAATTAAGAAACAGTTCAGGCTTAACAGTTATTGAGATTACGCCAAGTGGGCAGGTAAATATTACAGCTTCCACAATAAACTTAAATGGCGCTACAAATATTACGGGCGGATTGTCTATAAATGGGTCATCTTATACAGCTCATCAGCACAGTGGCGTAACATCTGGCGGAGCAAATACGGGCGGGGTGGTTTAATGAGACACAGGAAGCTAGATAATAATGCAGATATGACGTTTGGGGCTAGTGAGCGCAATTTCTTTGTAGATGATATAAATGGTGTGGCGCAGTCAGTTCTCACCAGGTTGAGGCTGTGGGTAGGTGAGTGGTTTTTGAACACGTCGGCTGGGACGCCGTATAGTCAAGCAATGCTCGGCACTAACAAACAAGATACGATCGCCCCTGCGATGCGGGAAAGAATATTGGGTACTCCGGGAGTCACAGAGATTGTGACTTTTGAGTTGCTAAAAAATGAAACTACGCGAGCAGTTACGATATTGGCGACAATTAACACACAATTTGGCACAACAACGGTCACAGGAATTGTCTAATGGCTATTATAGATTTGGTTTATATTGATGAATTTGGCTTCCATGCTCCTGACTATCCTACTGTTTTGCAGGAATATCAAGACGAGTATAAAGCAATTTATGGCGCAGATATTAATCTAGATGATGATACTCAAGATGGGCAATGGTTAGCAATTAGTGCAAGAGCTATTTTTGACTTAATACAAGTCACGCAGTTTGTTTATAATTCCTTTTCTCCTGCAACTGCGCTAAATGATGCATTGACACGCAATGTGAAAATTAATGGAATTAGTCGACTGATTCCAACTTTTTCACAAGTGAATCTAGATATAATAGGCTCTGCCGGAACAGTTATCACAAGCGGGCAAGCTGAAGACACTTTGGGACAAAAATGGAACCTGCCGGCAACAGTAATTATACCCTTGTCTGGCGTGATAACAGTAACTGCAACAGCAACCGAAATTGGAGAAATCCCAGCTCAAGCCGGAACTGTGACAAAAATAGCCACTCCAACTAACGGCTGGCAGAGTGTAAATAATCCGCTTCCTGCAACCTCGGGCGCACCGGTTGAAAGCAATGCAGATTTAAGATTACGGCAATCTCGCTCAACTATGCTGCCGAATCAAACGGTCATGGACGGAATCGTTGGCGCTGTTGCGCAAGTGACTGGAGTATTGCAAGTCAGAGGGTATGAAAATGACACAGACACAACCGATCCAGATACGATTCCGCCGTATTCTATTGCAATAGTTGCGGAGGGAGGCATTGCTCAAGATATAGCTGATGCAATAAATTTCAAAAAACCGGCAGGGAGTCCGACTTTTGGCACGACATCGGTAATAAGTGTTGATAGTCGCGGCGTACCGAATACAATTAATTTTTCTGAAGTCGTGCCAGTTACAATTGGAGTACAAATTATACTAGATGCGTTGCTTGGCTACGTGTCAACTACGGGCGATGCTATAAAAATAGCAGTAGCAGATTATATAAACAGTTTAAATATTGGTCATGAAGTCTATATATCTAAAATTTACGCACCTGCTAGCTTGTGCAATAGCTTTGAGTCGCAAACTTTTGATATAGAAAATGGCTCAATTATGATAAAAAAGGGTGCTGGCGCATATGATACTGTCAATATAGATATCGCGTTTGACGAAATAGCTATATGCACTCCTGCTGACATTGATTTAATTGAGACGTAAAAGTGGATACTGAATTTTATTTAAATTTAATCACGCAAGAGCATAGAGATAAACCAAAATTTGCTGAAACAATAACAGCGTCGGTTGAAGTCTACGCATATTTGCAAACGCTTGCTGAAAGCATGATTATTGATTTTGATATTGACGAAGCAGTTGGCGTACAATTAGATGCGGTCGGGTTATGGATTGGTCAGAGCAGACGTGTTACCATACCAATAACCGGCGTTTATTTCACATGGGATGATACTGTACAGACTGGATGGGATAGCGGCATATGGAAGGGGGTAGGCGATCCGGATGATGAAGTTGAGATTTTAAGCGACGAGCTTTATAGAAAACTGCTTAAATCTAAAATTTTGTCAAATAATTGGCTGGGAGACGTTGAAGGCGCTTATGATATAATCGCTGAAGTGATAACAACTGCGACGCCAATTTTAATAATTGACAACCAAAATGAGACTTTTACTGTGCAAATTCCGTCTGGAGAGTTGCCGCCGCTTGAGCAGGCATTACTTACAGAGGGTTATATTTTAATCAAGCCGGCTGGCATCGGCATAATATACAGCATTGTTTAACAGCGAGTGAAAAATGGCTATAAATGAGATTTTAAAATTTTGCGAAGTGACCTTACCAGGCAGCACAAACCTGCTAACGCAGGCTGAGTATACAGCAGACACAGAGCGTACAGAGGGCAACACTGCCGGCTCAATAGCAAGTAGTAAATTAAACAATAAATTAGGTCGTCAAAATAGCACAATAGCTTCAGGCTTGGGCGAATTTATAGCAAACAATCAATCAATAGACGTAACTGATGATTTAACAGCCGTTGAAGTCGGCGACATGACGCAAGAAGCTATCAACGTGTTAACATATACAGCAGACAGGAACTTAACTTATGTGTATGCAGTAGCATCAGGTTCTGCGAATGCTATTCTACTCAACCCAACAACGCCCTACGTTTCTTTTTTAAACAATCCATCTCTGATTAGATTTAAAGCACTTGCAACAAACACCGGTTCAACGACTGTTAATATATCAGGAATTGGGGTGATACCGATTCGCGTGAAAACCCCTGCTGGCCTGCGCTTAACTGTTCCCAATCAGATTATATCTAATTCAATCTATGAATTAATTTATGACGGCATAGAAGCTCAGTTAATTAACCCTTCTACTCAAGAAATTTTTACTACATATATGGGAATGAACGGATCTCAAGCAGTAACTTCTGGAGTTGGTGTGAATACTATTCAATTTAATCACATAGTAGCCGACAGCTTAGGATGGGCAAGTACCGGCGGTCATTCAATCACGCCGACTATAACAGGTCATTATCAACTTGACGCAGCCATATTTGTAGATGGCGCAAGCTTCTCCGGTCCGAATAATTCAACAATATCATTAGCGCTAGAGATGTTCATAGGATCGGCTTTTCATTCAAGACTAAGTGAAACGGCACAACACAACATAAACGGAATGGGAAATGCCTTACTTTCCGGCTCGTATATCATGAAGTTAAATGCTGGCAATGCTGTGCATCTTAATTTTTTTATGTCATCGTCGGGGGGAGGTCAAATAACGATACATGATGACGCCACGCCAGGCGCTTGGGCAAAGTTTGTACTAACATATTTAGGAGCATAAAGTGAGCCAAAAAAGTTTTAAAAATTCTTTGCAAATTAGTACAGTGCAAATTCTGGCTGGGCAAACATTGTCGGCAGGTTTTAATTGCGTAAACTTGCAAAATAATAACGATGTTGGCGGATTGTTTGCATTAAGACGCATTACTTTTCCAGCAAATTGGACTACTTCTGACGTACGCATAGTGATTCAAAACGATGAGCTATTTGTATCACCATCTACCATGGTGCTAGGAGATGGTACAGATAGGGCGACTGCCGTCATGCCCGCTATGATTGCTAATGATTCGTTTATTATTCCTCCATTTTGGACTGATTCATTGCTGTATTTTAATATTTTGAGCACAACTCCGCAAGAAAATACAGTTGACGTGCAATTGTACTTGCAGCCGATTTATCAGGTAGCAGGTTAATTATATGAATAGAGCTATTTTAATGTTAATGTTGTTTGATCAAAGCAATGTTAAAAATTTCCCTCCGCTTGACACTTTGTTTAGAATTGCGAATAACGGCAATCAACGAGTGACAAATAGCGGAGATTCAAGAGTTGCCAGAGTGGCATAAAAAAAGGATATAAAATGGCAGATGTTACTATTCCGCAGCTCCCTGCACTTGCTGACATTGATCAGCAATTAGATGATGTTAAAGAGATGTCTGATTCGTCAGGCGTCTTAGTAAGTAAAAAAGAAACAAGGCAGCAAGAATTAAATTTTATATTAAATTATTTGTTTTCTAATTATGATACTGACAACATAGAACAGGGCGTTAATAACTTTTATTTGACAAATGACGGCGCAGCAACTGACAATTTGGTCGGTATGCCTAATTTTGACGCACTGCAAACACAAGTAGACAATATTCCGGCTCAAGTTATAACTTCTGTCAATAGCTCAACCGACCCTGTCGATTTGCAAGACGGGGCAAATATAAATATATCTGTAGCTGGCGTTATTTCAACAGATTTAGACCTACCGCAAGCATACTTAAATGGCAGCGCAACAATACCGCTAACTGTTTCAAAGCCTCTCAAACTCACATCAACAACAGCTGGCTTGGTTACGCCGCTGATGCTTACTTCTGAATTTGATTCAATTACGAAAGAAAAAGCTGAGCAAGGTTTTAGCTCAGATGAAAATAGACCGCTATTTTTTGACGGTTCTATTACGCAAAAAGGCGCGTTCTTGAGCGATATTTCAGGCGGCGGCGACATGCTTGCGTCAAACAATTTATCTGATACAAGTGATAGCAATATATCTTTAAGAAACATGGGACTAACTAAAGATTACGTTAATTTACAAACTGAAGGTAATGGAATTGTATACACTACAGCCAATCAACCAGCTTTTATACAATTTGACGGTGACAATGCGTTTCCGTTCGAAAGCGCTATATTGTGCGCTTTTAATGTCGCAGATGGCGCAACCGTGCCAAAAAGTCCAAATGTCGGCACTCCTTTCCTGTATTTTAACAACACAGGATTGCTCGGCAATCAATATATAATGCTGAATTCATCGGGATTTGCGCAGCAATTTTCTATACAGACGGGCGTAAAAGGATACATATATGCAACTGATTCAACAGCAAACGGCTCATTAAAATGCGTTGTAACATCGTCTCCAGATTTATTCCATGGAGCTAGTAGCGTTTTAACCAATTTGTCTATAAATTCAATTGATAGCGCGGCGTACATGCGCACAGGACAATACTTAGACGCGTTAATTTCAATTACATTTACACCTACTCAGTTGTCACAGACTATACAGTTTGATTTGTTTGGAGGGTTCGCCGACTTTATTTTAACGCCTTTTGCCGCGGCAAGTGATTTTTCTGGAGTAGGGTCAATTAAATTGGTT